TTATTTCTTCTTTTGCGACGGATGCACCGGCGCATAGGGCGCGGATTTGCGCAAGGCTTCGGCAAAGGCCGTCACATCAGCATCCGGCATATCGGGTAAGGTCACCACAATATGGGCAAACAAATCACCCCGCGCCCCCTTGCCGACAAGGCCGCCCTTGCCCTTAAGGCGCAGCACGGCACCCGAATTTGAGCCCTTGGCAATGGTAACATTGACCGGCCCGTCAGGCGTCGGTGCCTGCACCTTTCCCCCCAGCACCGCATCGGGCACCGAGACATAAAGGTCCATATGCAGGTCACTACCTTCCTGCCGGAAGATCGGATGCGGTTTGATCCTAAGCTCGACCAGCGCATCGCCATAGGCCCCGCGCCCCCCTGCCGGTGCCGCCCCCTGCCCTTTCAGGCGCAGGGTCTGACCGTCTTTCGCCCCTTTGGGGATGGTGACATCCACCGTGCGGCCATCGGTGAACTGCACGCGGCGGCTGTTGCCATTGAGGGCATCCAGAAGATCGATATCCAGCTTGACCTTCAGGTCGCTGCCCTTGCTCGGAGCCCCGAAGCCCCCACCGCCAAAGCCACCAAAACCGCCACCACCGGCGCCCTGACCGCGCTTTTGACCACCACCGAAAATATCGAATATGTCATCCAGATCGACACCATCAAAACGCCCGCCAGCCCCACCGCCATAGGCCCCATAACCCTGAGACGCACCCGCCCCGCCCCCGCCATAGCCTCTGAAGGTTTCGCGGCCATCCGCATCAATCTCGCCACGGTCGAATTTCTTGCGCTTCTCAGGGTCTTTGAGCAGGTCAAACGCGCCCGACACCCGCTTGAAACGGTCTTCCGCTGCCGCGTTACCGGGGTTGCGATCGGGATGCAGTTCCTTAGCCAGCTTGCGAAACGCCTTCTGGATATCCTCCGCACTGGCGTCACGTTTTACGCCCAGTTCGCTATAGGGATCGCCCGCCACTGATAAACCTCCGTCAAACTCCATATGCAGTTGGCGCAGGATAGGGACTTAGTCAACGCCTGATACAGATAAATCAGGCCACAAGCCTTACCTCCAACGCCAGACCGTAGTGAGATGTGGTCGATTTCTGCGCAATTTCAAGACGGGCCTGCGCATTGAATCCACTGACAAAATCTTCCGATTGCCAGCTCACCGGATAGACCCACGTCCGCCCGTTGACCTCAAATTCACGCCTCAGGCTCTCTCCTGCATAAATCCTTAAGCGGAATATCTCGAACGCCTCATCCAGCGGCGGCTCGACCTCAGGATTATCCCCGCCGTACCGCGCACAGCGCTGCCAGCCTATGGCCATATCCTGCCCGTAACGCCCCCTGATGCGGGCATGCGCCGGTGCGCGCGGCCTGAGCGCGAGCCCTGTCCAGCTGGCCTCAACCTCTAACGCCTCTCCTGCCGCCGCGCCAAATCCGGCAGGCCCCGCCCGCCATAGCCGCGGCAGACCTATCTCTGCCGTCGCCATATCGGCCCGCACCGGATCAGCCGGCAACAGGATCACCTCTGCCCCCGCATCAACGCCCGCGACCATAGCCCCGATGGTCCCCGACTGCCCCCTGATAAGCCCGCTCAGGCGATAGGCCTCGCCCCCCAATGCCTGCACATTAAGGAAGCTGATCATCTCCCATTCCCCATTTCGCGCCTTCACACAGACCATATTCTGCCCGCTCAGAATCTCGGCCTCAGTCCGTGACACCGGCGCTGGCCCCTCCAGATGAATATCGAGATAAGCCGCCCTCAGCCACACCCCCGCCTGTCCGTCCGGCAACCCCGTAAGCACATGCCCCAGCGATACCGGATGCGTCACGCGCCCACGCAAACGTAAATCGGACACGCCCGCACCCGCATAGATATCAATGTCCGAAAACGGATCAGCCGTCGCTACCAGCAGCGGCCGGACATCGGTTTCATTGCTCCCGAAACAGGGCAGTTCCAAAAGCCTGAAGCCTGTGACCACCAAACGCCCCGCAAAGTCGCCGCCGCCGGTTTCCGGTTCTACCGACAGCAAAGCCCGCCTGTCCATAAGCGGCACAAGCTGCACCGAAGGCGTTTCCGCACGCTCAATCCCGCTCACCTGATATAACGCGCCGTCACTCTCAAGCTGCACCACATCACCGCCCTCAAGCGTCAGCGCGGCCTGCGGGCCGATATCGACCGTCAGGCTTTCGCGCACGCTACGTGCCCGCCCCAGACAATACCGGGCATAATCGCGCGCCTGCGCCCCCGTCAGGCACAGGCTCAAATCGACCCCCAGCGTATCACCGCCCGAGGCCGCTTCATGGCGCACATAGACCGCCTGCAACTGATAATCGCGATCGAGATCGTAGCATCTGAGCGTCAGGCCTGACGGTACGGTCACCAGATCACGCCGTGACAATACCGGCGCACGTGCCTCGCAGGCCATATCCCCCGCCGTCAGCCGCGAAACAGCCTCCGGCTTGCCGATAAATCTAAGCCCGTCACCGCGCTCGGCAATGCTCAGCCCGAGATAATCGAGCACCGGCTCAATCGCCTGCGCCACACTCATCGGCTGCTCAATGACATAGCCGTCAATCAGTCCCACCACCCCTGAAACATCAAGGTCCGTCACCCCGACCTGCGCCACCAGCTGCCCCAGCAGATTTCTGGCCTCCCCCGACCCCAGCCGCCCGTTCAGCCAGTGACCGGTACGCCAGTTATCGCCGTCGCCCCACACGTCACGCTTAAGCGGAAAATAGGGATAGGGCCGCGCGTCCCAGCACCAGACATCCATGCCCTGAAGCATAGACCCGCCATAGACCGGACTGACCGGATTATTCGCCGCCTGCCGGTAATGATCGACCAGCGCCTTCAGATAGGTTTTCTGCGCCCGATCATCGCGCTCACCGGTCGAAAACGGCGGTACAAAGCTCTCCGAAGACTTCGGATCTAAAAACAGGTTCGGCGCATTCGGCCCCTTATCGATGGCCCCGCAGCCATACTCAATAAACCGGATCGGCTTTGACTTCGCCACCCATGCCGTAGGCATCAATGCCCGCACACCGTCTGGCCGGTCATGGTGATTACGCCCCCACCAGTTGACGATGTCCTTGGGTCGGTAAATCCACGGCTCATCATGCGCGCCATCGGTGATGGGGGTGCGCACCTGCGCCTGCCGATCGCCTTCTGACGCATAGTACCAGTCAAAGCCTTCCCCGCCACAAACCCGCGACCTGAGATAGGCGTCCTCATAGATCGACGCCGCCTCAGACGCATCCCGATGGCCGTCCCCGTCGCGCCAGTCGGTCAGCGGCGCATACCAGTCTATACCGATGAAATCGATATTGGCATCAGCCCATAGCGGATCAAGATGAAAGGCCACATGCCCGCCTGCAGGCTGATGGCCGAAATATTCGCTCCAGTCGGCGGCATAGGAAATCTGCGTCCCGCCACCCACAAGACTACGTACCTCCGCCGCCAGCCCCTTAAGCTGCGCCACCGCCGGATAGGTATTGACCGCCGATCTGAGCGTCGTCAGGCCGCGCATCTCCGACCCCAGCAGCACGCAGGCCACACCGCCCGCCGCCTGCCCCAGCGCCGCCAGATGCAGCACAAACCGCCGCATCCCCCACTCGTCAGGCCCGCTATAGGTCACACGCCCGCCGGACACAGAAAAATGTCCCGCCTGCGCTGCGCCGAAAAACGCCGCCACATCCGCCGCAATCACCGACGTCTTGTCCGCCGTACCCACACGATCCGGCGCAATGTCACAGGTAATGCGCCCCCGCCACGGATAGGCCGCCTGACGTGTTCCGCCATAGGGATCGGGCTTCGTATTATCCGCCGCAATATCCATCAGGATAAACGGAATAAGCGTCACCTCATAACCACGGCTTTTCAGCGCCTGAATGGCCGAAATCACCGTCTGGTCAGAGGGTGTACCACCATAGACCGGACGCCCCTCATAGGTGCCAATCAGATGTGCCGTATCGCGCCCGACACCAGCCACCGTCCAGCTTAAGGGCCGCGTGCGCTTATATCGCTGCTCGACGCCGGGCCTGATCCGGCAATGACCCGCCCTGAGGTCGTCGCCAAACCAGCTGACCACCAGATTGACCCGCTTCAGATTGGGTAACTGCGCCTCAAGCTGATCGAGTGCCACCAGAAAATCCGGCTGCCCCTCAGCCGTATTCTGCGTCTCGTACCGCGCCTTGGTCAGGCCCGTCAGCACGACATTATGCGCCGTAGCATAGACAAATTCGCCCGCCCCCGGAATCAGACACACCCCGTCAATCAGGTTCTCAAGGTCGTCCGCCTTTGCCCCGCGCCGGAACACCTCAACCGACAGGTTCGGCGGACGATTACCAAAGGCCGCCAGAGGCATGTCCTCAAACACCATATAGGCCAGCCCGCGATAGGCCGGTGCTGAACCTTCAATCGCCATGATCAGGCTGTCGGGCATCTGGTCTTCACCGCCCTTATACAGCCTGAAGGCAATCTGCGACATATCCAGTACCTGCCCATCGGCCCAGATGCGCCCGATACCGTCAATCGGCCCCTCACACAGACCCACGGCAAACGACAGGCTGTAGCCAAAACTCTCCGTGCGCGGCCCGTTCTTCGACGCCCGCGTCGACTCACGGCTTTCCTTAAGCCGCGCCGTCCAGATGACCGAAGCCGCCACGCGCCCGCGCCCGAATACCTGCTTGATGGGTGATCCTTGCGCCGATGCCGACACCCGAAGCCCCTCAAGCCGCGCCCCCAGTTGCCGCACCGGCTGAAGCGTATTGATCAGGGTCTTGTCAACAAGCCCCCCAAGCGCCGCACCAATGACACCGCCCACCGGCCCGCCAATCGCAGACCCCACCGCACTTAAAACAACCTGCGCCATAACCTAACCTCTGCCTCTCTACTTCATTTCTCCCTATCTTTGATGGGGAGGGGGACCGCCGCGATTTATCGCGGGGGTGGCGGGGTATATTCTCCCTCTCCCCTCAGGGGAGAGGGTCGGGGTGAGGGGCCTCTTCATCCACACCTCACCCCATCTCCGGAAACGCAAATGCCGCCACGACATGCCTGCGCCACCAGGTCCCAAGCCATGAGGCCACCACCGCCTGCCCCCAATAGGCATGGATGATTTCTGCCCTCTGATCGGCCATATCGCCCGCACTGAGGATGGCCGCATGTTTGGCCACCGCCACCGCCTTCATGCGAAACAGCAACACATCCCCTGCCCGTGCCTCGTCAATCCGCACAGGCCGCATCCACTGCCCAAGCGCCGCTGCCAAAACCTCCTGTCCCCCGACCTCCGCCCAGTCGCCGCTATAGACCGGTAATTCCCACGGCTCTGTGCCATAAAGCCCGCGCCACACCCCGCGTATCAACCCGAGGCAATCACACCCCTCGCCCCTAAAGCTCATGCGATGCTGATAAGGCGTACCGATCCATGACCGGGCCTCATCGACCACCGCCGCCCGTCGCATATCCTCAAAGGTCATACCCGGTGACCACTCGACCGCCCATTCATCAGGTCACCGGCCCTTGGATAGAGACTGATAAAATCCTCGCCCGGCATATCGGGAAAGCCGCGGAAATTAATCTCATTGCCAAACACACCGCGACAGGTGGCGTAGCGCTTGTCGCAGACCACCCCGACCTCAGCGGCCACACCACAACGCATATCTCCCAAAGCCGCCTCACACAGGGGCGTAAACCTGCGGCCCACTATCTGCCTCAGCCTTGCCGCAGGCCCTTCAACATGGGCAATGAACGACGCCTGCCCCCGACACTCGAGCCGCGCCAGCGTACCCGAAGCCAGATGCAAATAATCCTCTGTCTGCACCCAGCTGACCACATAGGTGTCAAGCCGCGCGCCGTCATAAAGGCCCGCCTCGATGTCCTCCGCCCTTAAGGCTTCAGCCGTCAGCACACCCGACACCGAACTATCCGACGCCTCAGACCCCAGCGCCTCAGACGCCGCCCCTTGCGTCAGACCGCTGGCGGCCAGACAGTCCACGCCCAGAAACCTGACCGCCGCGTCATGATCGGTAAACCCCAGCCGCTGCGCATCCTTACGCGTCATGATCCACACATGACACAACCCCGCCGCCCCCCGCCCTAGGGCAGCGGCTATCCGCTCCGGTATCTGTCTCATAGATTTCCTTTCATCCTCCCCCCTCTCCCCTCAGGGGAGAGGGTCGGGGTGAGGGGCCTCTTAAACCCGCACCTCAATCAAAGGGACCGCAGCCACACGCCCCGCCTCAAACCCTTCAAGCGTCATATCCAGCCGGTCAGAATCAAAGCGCACCGGTGTGTCGAACTCGAACCCCGCCGTGACCTGTGCGCCCACCTCCGGTGCCGCATCAAACGTCACAAGACCTGTCGTATGATCAACGCTGAACCCGCCGGTTACCGCCACGCCCCCGACTGCGACCACCACCGTCGCTTCAACCGGCTTGTGCACAGGCCGCACCACGGCCCCATACTGTTTCACCAGCTGAAACTCAGTCTTCTGCCCGTCGCCCTCCCCGATCACCTGATCCAACGCCGTAACAGCGGCCTTAAGCGCCCCACTGCGACAATCAGCAAAATCCCTGAAGCGAAAGCCATAAAGCGGCCCCTGCCGTGCCTCGAAAAAGCTCAGCAATGCCGCTGCATCGGTCAGCGACCTGACCCCGGCCCCGATCAGATAACGCCTGCGCCCCAGCGCCCACGGACTGATCCGCTGCTCAAAGCCGGACGCCAGCGACACGATCTGCGTTTTGCGTTCGATCCCTGCCCCCGACCCAAAGGCGAGTCGCGCCGGAAAAGACACCTCATGAAAGCCCATCTATCGCCCTCCCAACCGCGCCGCGCGATGCAACATGGCCGCAATCTGCGCCTCAGAGCGCACAAGACCCGCCGCCCCGCCCTCCATATTAAGCGTCAGATTAACCACCGGCCCGCCCACGCCTGCCGGTTCGATGACACCCGACCCCGAAGGCCTGAACCATTCCGGCCCGCGCTCCCCCACCAGATAGGCCCCGCCCGCCGTCACCGGCCCGCCATCGGCTCTTGCGCCAGCAAAAGATCCGGCAAACGACTTTGACGCCCCCGAAAAAATCTCCCCCAGCACAGCCCCCAGCGACCCCGCCCCGCGCGTCTGACCCGACGCGGCATTGACCGCCGCAATCACCGCCGCCGCCAGTTCGGCCATAGTGATCTTGCCATCCGAGGCCGCCCGCCCGAGCGAGCGCACCACCGAGGCTCCGGCACGGGCAAAGGCCTGATCTATGGCCTCCGCACTCTCTCTGGCCGGAGCCTCCAGCGCCTTTAAGGCCTCGGACGCCGCCTCAACCTGCGCCCGCAACCCCTCGACGCCCTGCCATTCGTTTTCCATTAGTCCGCCTCATCCGGAAATTGCGCCATCATGGCCCTAAGCCCTGCCTTCTCAAGCCGCGCCGCTGCCTCGGTTTGCGTAAGCCAAACCCACTCACGCCAACTCAAACTCCAAAAGACTTGCGGCGACAGGCCCCAGCCGATCACCGCCTGCCGCAGCATCGCACCCCAGGTCTCGGTCATGCATTCATCGCCGCAAACGCCGCTACAATCGCCGCCAGAGCCTCTTTAAATCCAACGGCCTCCGGCTCGATCTCATCAAGCACCAGTGCCCTGAGCACGACCTGCACATCCGACGCGCCCATGCCCCCAAGCCGCGCCCCCAGCGCCTCAAAGCCCGTCACCCCGAAATGCGCCTCAAGCGCCGCCAGCGCCCGTAAGGTCACACACAGCCTGACCTCACGCCCTCCAAGGGTCGCCAGCACCTCGCCTCTGGCCGGATTAAAGGGCGACAAAACTCACCTCCCCCGCCGACGCCAGAGTCACCGCAAAGGTCGCCTCCCCGTCATGCTCACCGGCATAGTCAAGCGACGCAATCAGGAACGGCCCCTGAAACTGCCCAAAATGCGGCACAACGATTTGCCACTGCCGCGCAACCTGCGCGAAAAACACCTCCCGCATCTGCGCGTCCGAAGCCTCATCACGAAACACACCCGCCCCCGATACCGAAAGCGACTTAACGCCCGCGCCCGCCAGCAATTCCCGCCAGCCACCGGCACTGTCTGAGTCCGTCACGTCAATGGTGCGCGCATTCAGCGATACCGTCCGCGCCCGTAATCCCGCCACCGTGACAAACACCGCAGGCGTCGCGCCATTGGCTATTTTGAGCAACATGTCGCGGCCCTTTTGCAAAGCCATATCTTTTCTCCTTCTGTTTCATCCCTCCCTGTTTACGGGGAGGGGGGACCGCGAAGCGGTGGGTGGGGCAAATCCCCTACACTGCTTCACTCACCACCCTGAGCCGCACCAGCCCGTGCACCGAATAGCGATCACTTGATCTGAACACATCGACATAGGTGACCCGCACACTGACCACATGCTGCCCCTCAAGGTTCAAACTCGCCTGATCGAGCAACAGCCTCAGCTCTGCCGCAATAGCCCGCGCCTCCTCGGTACCGGCAAAGCGCGACACCACCGTCAGGGTCACGACCTGTTCGGTCACCTCAGGCCCTAAGCCGCCAATTGATCGCGCCTCGGCACGCCCCAACCGCACATAGGGATAGACCGGTTCCGGCGGCACCTCGTCATAGATCCTGACTGCCGCCCCCAGCCAGACCTGCAACGAGGCCTGCGCTTTCAGAAACGCCAACAAGCCTTTCTGTAAGCCCCGCAACGGATCGACACTCATGGCTGCACCCGCTCGATGCGCACCCGCACCGCCTTGTCCTGAGCGATGTCAAAGGCCTGAATGGCCCAGTCATTACCGTCGATAACCAGACGCCCGCCAACACTCAGGCCTTCCGCTGACCGACAGGTAAATACCGCCTGCTGCCGCACCAGCACTTCCCCTTCGGGCGTCAGACCCGATACCGGCTTTTCGGGGTCAAAATCCCCCCACACCGTCCCCACCCATTCCGGCGTCCGCACAAACCCGCCGAATTCGGTCGGCGTGCGCGCGATCCGATAAAGTTTCGCAGGCGTCTTCAACCGCGCGGCTTGTAAGGGCGCACTCATAACCGCACCTGCCGGTAAGGTGCGATCCACGGCTCAAGCCCCTCAAGGGACACCTCGCCCTCACCGCGCACCCCATAGGCCCGCGCAATAAGATCAAGCAGCGCCAGCCGTAACGGCGCAGGTGACGCCTCGGTCAGTTCAATGCCCAAAGCCGTCTCCAGCCGGTCTTTTGCCGCGTCGATCAGGGTCGCAATCAGCGCATCCTCATCCTCATGAGACACACGCAGAAACAGCTTCGCCTCACTGAGCGAAACAGGATCAGCCATCTTCATTTTCCTTGTCTCTTCATACCTCCCCAACTTGCTGGGGAGGGGGACCGCCGCGATTTACGCGGGGGTGGTGGGGTATCTTTCACCTTCTCCCCTGCACACAGAGGAGAAGGGTCAGAACGCGATTTTTAACTGGCCGCGAACTTCAGCACCTTGATGGCATCAAAATTCTGCACCCCGCCGCCGACACGCTTGGTCGTATAGAACAGCACATAGGGCTTGGCCGAATACGGGTCGCGCAGCACACTCAGGCCCGCCCGATCGACAATCAGATAGCCCTTGGCAAAGTCACCAAACGCCACCGACAAAGACCCTGCCGCCACATCCGGCATGTCCTCAAGCTCCTGCACCGGATAGCCCAGCACCTGTGGCAAGGCTCCGGCCTGAGACGCCGGCGACCAGATATAGTTGCCATCGGCATCCTTGAACTTGCGAATAATCGCCGCCGTCTTGCGATTGAGCACAAAATGCGCGTTTGGACGATACTGGGCCTTAAGCGCATAGATCAGGTCAATCAGAATATCGACCGGATTGCTGGATGGAAACGCCGCTGACGTACCGGTAGCCACATGACCGATCTGCCCCCAGACAGGTGCCGCCGCCGTCGTATAGCTTAAGAAACCCCTGGGCTTATTGGTGCCATTACCATTAACAAAGGCCGCGGTTTCCTGCGCCGCAAAGCTGTCTTCGATCTCCGACGCCAGCCACTCATCAAGATTGATGAAACTGTCATCCAGAAGCGCCTGCGTCGCCGCCGGTGAGGCATAAAGATCAGCCGCCGGAAACTCCAGCAAAGCCAAAGTCGCCGGATCAGTTTCCGGACGCGCCGCAGTTTCCGCCACCCAACCGGCCACGACACCGGCGGTCGACACAGGCTTACGGAACACGCCCGCCCCTACGGTGCGCACAGTTGCCAGTGAACGCATGGGCGATACCTGCGCCAGACGACGCTCGACAAACCGCTCGGTCTCAAACGGGGCCAAAGCCCCCGAACCCGACGCGCTCGACAGACCGGCCTTAAGCTCCATCGTCACTCGACCGGAACGCAGATAACCGTCCCAGGCGGCCTTAGATTCTTCCGGCATAGCCTTAACCGGCGCGCCAATATCAGGGCGCGACTTCTGGCTCAGAATACGATCAAGCCGTGCCTGCGCCGACTGAAGCCCGTCCTCGATACGCGCGACCTTGTCATCCAGCAGACCATCGCCCTGCTTTTTCTCCAGCGCACTCAATCGCTGATCATTGGCATCCTTGAACGCCTCAAACGCTCCCAGAACCTCATGCAGGGCCGCCTTCACCTCGGTGGACGCCACCGCGTGTTTCACTTCTTTCATCCATTTTCTCCTGAAATTCCCTCTCCCCTCAGGGGAGAGGGTTAGGGTGAGGGGCCTCCCCCCACACCGCTATTCTTCATACCTCCCCAACCTGTTGGGGAGGGGGACCGCAAAGGCTTGCCTTTGTGGTGGTGGGGTATCTTCCCTACGCCGCCGCCCGCGCCGCTTCAGCTATCCGAAACCGCGCCGTTGGCAACATGGGAAAGGTCACCAGCGACACCTCCCAAAGCGCCACGCCCGCCAGCACCCTGAGCCTGCCTGTTTCATCAAACCGGCTCTTTTCCGTGCGAAAACCAATCGACAAACCGTCAATCACCCCCGCCCGTATCAACGCACAGACCATCCGCGCTTCCGGCGTGACCTCAAACACCCGCCCGCGCACAAATAATCCGTCCGCATCTTCATAAACCTCATCCCAGATCCCGACCGGCGCTTCGGCCTTGTGCTGATAAAGCATCCGCACTCCCTCTGGCCCCGTCCGCGTCAGGCTGTCACGAAACGCCCCCGGCACCACGACATCGTCATTGAGATCACGCTGATAAAACCGCGACGCATAACCCTCGATCACCACCGTCATGTGCGCCGCTCCTCATCCAGCTTATGCTCAATCCGCCCCAGCGCTGCCCGCGTGGCAATGGCCTGTTCCTCAAGCCGCGCCAGACGTTCCGCCACACCGGCCTGCTGCTCCAGACGCCGCTCAACCCCCTCTAATCGCGCACCCGCCCGACCGGTCCACATCAGCGCCGCAGCGGTCTGCAGGATGATGGCCGTCACGACCCCGCCACTAAACCACTCACCCATGCGCCCCTCCGCAATCCGCGACCTCACTTAAGCCCGCCAGACGCCGCTTCTCGGCCACCTCAAGAAAACTCGCCCCCTCAAGCCGCGCCCACAGCGCTTCCCGTTCCGCCGACAGGGCCGGTAAGGTCTCGACATCGGCAATGATCCGCGCGCCCTGAAACCTTGGCTCCAGCCAGTTCGACAAGGACCGCGTCGTCTTCTCGACCAGAGGCAAAACCGTGTGCCGCCAGAAGGCCGCATTGGCCTCACGATAATTGCTGTAGGCATTATCGCCCGGTATCCCCAGAAGCTGCGCCGGCACCCCGAAGGCCAGCGCAATATCCCGCGCCGCCGCGTGCTTGCCCTCGATGAAATCCATATCGGCGGGCGAAAGTGACATGGGCTTCCAGTCAAGCCCGCCCTCAAGCAATAATGGCCGTCCGGCATTATCCGCCCCCGCATGGGCCTCGCTAAGTTCCGCCTTCAACCGGCTGAACTGCTCCTCAGACAACCGCTCCGATGCCTTCGCCCCATAGACCAAAGCCCCCGAAGGCCGCGCCGCATTATCAAGCAAGGCTTTATTCCAGGCCCCTGACGCATTATGCACATCGATGGAAAAGGCCGCCGCCTCCAGCGGTGAAAACCCGTACCAGTCATCGAGCGGATGCCACAGCTTGAGATGCAGCGCCTTCAACCAGCCCTGAGGGTCGCGCCCGATATGCGCCGTATGCGCGCCGACCTTGTATTCATAGGCTTCCGGCCAGCCCTTGGCATTGGGCAGCACCCTGACCCGATCAGCCCGCAGCACCCATAATTCCAACGGGCCATCATCCCCGCCTGCCGCCTCGACATAGGCATTACCCGCCGTCTGCAAGGACGCATAAAGCGCCTCCCTGAGATCAGCCCCGCCCTGCTCGGCATTGGGCCGCTCCAAAAGCTTTGCCATAGGGTGCGCGCTTTCATGACGCCCGTCACAATCAACCCGTAACGGCACCGAAGCCGCCGCCTCGGCAATCATGCGCACACAGCGATAGGCAATGGCATTTTTGGCAAAACCCTCACGCGCCAGATGCTGGTAATCGCGCGGTGTCCACTGCGCCCGCCCCTGCCCGGTCAAGGCCACCAGAGCGCGCCCCTGCGATTGCTTCTGCTCCCGCCACTTCTTAAACACATCAACCATCATTCTTCCCTTTCATACCTCCCCATCTGTGATGGGGAGGGGGACCACAAAGGCCCGCCTTTGTGGTGGTGGGGTCTCTTCCTCTTCCCCCTTCGAGGCATAAGATCGCGGGGCCTGCCTTTCATCCTCCCCTGCCTGCGGGGGAGGTGTCGCGGCGAAGTCCGCGACGGAGGGGGCAAAACCCTGCCCTACAACCGGCTCAACCTCGGCTCACTGCGCCCCGTAATCATTAGTGCCGTCACCGCCCACACCAGCGCATCCGCCCGATCCGGCGACTTGCCGCCTTCCGTTCCCAGCGCCATCAACTCCTCCTCCAGCGCCACAAACCGCCCCTCAAGCGGCGCATGAACCACGCGCCCCTGCTCATACAAAGCCGCCACCGGCTCGGCCCGCGCCCGCTTACCGACCCGTGCGTGCACCAGTTCTACCGGCACGTCACAACCCGCCATGACCAGCAGCGAACGGATCATCTCCCCGCCCTGATTAGCCTCTGCCACTACGCGCAAAGCCCCGTAATCGGCCACCAGCCCGGCCACCCGCTTGGCCCAGCCCAGCGGCGACAGCCCCGAAACGCTTGCGTCCTCCAGCACAAAGGCTTGCGTCCCCGCCTTAGCCGCCACCACGATACCGCAGGCATCGCCATGTGACGTCGCAGGCGGATCAACCGCCACCAGCACCTGATCAAACGCCACCGGCCGCGCGCCATAACGGCGCCCGAGATCAGCCGCCCGCCACAAGGCCTGCGCATCCCCATCGACCACAAGCCCCTCAAGCTCCTGCGCCGCCAGCCGTGTGCCGCCATAGAGCGCATTGAGGCTCTCGACAAAACTGTCCGACAACCCGGCTGCATTCTCACGGGTCGAAGACCGCGTCAGCACCACACCCGCCTCCCCCATCAGCACCTTCAGGGCCATCAGAGGTTTGGGCGTTGTCGTCACGCATAATCTCGGAGCACTTCCCAACCGCAGCCCCATGCGCAACATCGCCAGAGTCTCCGCCGGTGCGCGCCAGGCGCAGAACTCATCCGCCCAGGCATAATGAAACTGCGGCCCGCGCAAACTCTCAGGATCTTCCGCCGAAAAAGCATAGGCCACCGCCCCGTTAGGCCAGCGCAACCTGCGCCGTGACACCTCGTAATGCGGCCGGTTGCCGCGTTGCGCCACAGCCCGTAACCCCGAAGGCCCTTCGATCATCACCTCACGCACATCATGCAGGCTTGCGCCCACCAGCGCGAAGCGCAAACCCTTATCGATCAGCGCCTGCACCCACTCGGCACCCGCCCGCGTCTTGCCCGCCCCGCGCCCGCCAAGGAACAACCATGTCCCCCAGTCGCCCTCAGGCGGCATCTGCGCCGGTCTGGCCCAGAACCGCCAGTCATTCAGTATCCCCCTGACGATCGCCGGGCTCGTTATCTCGTCCAT